AGGTATAAATTTAGCATCCACAGTTGCGTGGACAAGTGCAATAAATATTCCCGCCAACATTAACGAGCTTACAGGAGGAGGTGCCTGTCTTACTACCGATATTGCCTGTATAATAAAAAGCAGAACTTTAAATCCATCAAACATTGGTACAACGGGTGTTCTATTTAGCACTCCTCCTAGTTTTGGATTTGAAGACACATCGGGAAATAGTCACGCGTCCTCCCTGAGTATTGGAGCAAACCCACTATCTGGCAACTATAGCAGAACAAGTAACGGAGTGGGGGTTGGCAATTCAAACGGAAAATTCACATATAATGGCGGAGCGGCTCGGATAGTGAGCAGTACGCTTCCTGTTTTCCTCACTGCAAATCTTTCCCTAAGCGTAAACAATATTACAACAAGTTTGTCCTTGACTTCTGCTAATACTAATTTTAGTGGGAATGATTTCCATGTTAAAGTGGATGATGAAATTATGTATGTAAGCTCAGGCGGATCCAGCTCCACGATGACTGTTGCACGGGGTCAGCTTGGCACAACTGCAGCAGAACATTTGTCAGGGGCACTAGTAACAACCAACGTTGGTTTGTCAAACATGCTTTTGATAGATGCGTGTTTTACTATGAAACGATTTGAAAGCTAAAATACAATTAAATTGTGTAATTCTTGAATTGATAACAGATCAATAGATGATGAAAAATTCTTTAGTTTCTCTGGATATTATAACAATACTTCCCAATGGGGGAGTTCATGCTGATTTATATATTCAAGGAAACAATGTGGGACGGCTTTTTTTGAATAAAGAAGAAAAACAAATTTTACAGGAAACTTTTACGCTTGAAGAGAAATTTTTGGAAGATTTGGACACATAATCAAATATAAACCATTACAGCACCTGTTTCAGTTTCTTCATAATATATGCTTTGATTTCCGTGTTTTTCGAACATTTTTTGAAAAATTTCAATTGATTCGTGTGGACATACTATTAGCACCGTATCATTTTCATCATCATAACCAATATATGAAGCATCGTTCAGTTTTTTCTGATTCTCTGTTAGTATTTTGGCCACAGACTTCATGATAATATTTAGATAATTTTACAGGGAAATGTTGAATATATAGTTCCCATGATATAATCGAATATGCGAATTAGTTGGAATAAATATGCTCTGAATCTTGCAATTGAAGCATCAAAAAGAAGCGAAGATCCATACAGAAAAGTAGGAGCATGTGCTTTAAGTTTTGACAACAGAGTTCTTGGTGTTTCTTACAACGGATTAGTTTCTGGAAAAAATGTAGTTAAAAATTTTTGGAATGACCGAAATCATCGTAGAAAATACATGATTCATGCAGAAACTAATTTACTAAGTCTTTTTGAACGGGGAGAATGCCGATTAATTGCATCTACACTTCTTCCGTGTAGTTACTGCGCCCGAATGATATGTGCATGGGGAATTCCTGAAGTAATATATCAAGAAGAATATGATAATGACACTGAAGGATTGGAAATATTTAAATTTTATGGTGTAAAAGTAAAAAAATCAGACAATTTTATTTAATTTTATTTTGCAGGCATATAATTGCCATTATTGCACGTATTGCAGCGCCTTTTGCATGATCAAGGGCATTTTCATTATCAAAGTCTTTTTCCAATTTCTCTGCCAACATTAATGAGTTTGTTGCATGCCTGATTGATCGTGTTAGGTGCCATTTGTATCCTTCGGCGTACCATTCCCCAGAATAATGCTTTTCTGAATCCAGACACGCAGTCATGACATTCTTCACCAAGGAGTAGGCGAGTTTTGATACTTGTTCTGTTGAAGGTGCCGATTTTGCAACCTTTAAATTTTTGGATGTTTTTGATATGCGATGTGCCATGTGCCATTGAATTTTAGTTATCTTATGTTATAACAATTGAATGTCAAATTCTTGCCCAATTATTTTCGATTCAGAAAAACATTCATATACAAGAATTTCCGATGGTCAGATTTTTAAAAGTGTAACAACTTTTATAGGCGAATTCAAACCCAAAACAGATTTCGAAAAAATAGCAGAACGTATTGCTGGAAACCGGGGAGTAGACAAACAAGATGTTCTTAACGAATGGGAAGAAATTAAAAATAAAGGAACAGGTTTTGGAACAAGAATACATCATGATATTCAAAATTATCTGGAAGGAAATGATTGTGATTCTTCTTTGAAACCATTTCTTGAAAAAATGAATGCGGATCATCGATTGCACAATAAAAAAGTTTTGAGCGAAACCATGATATATGATCATGATTATCATATTGCAGGCACTGCCGATTTGATTGCAGAGTATATGGATAATAATTTTTTTGAAATTATCGATTATAAAACAAATAAAAAGTTCACTTTTGGAACAAGTCGATGGGAAAACAGTTATTTTTCACACCCCATAAGCCATTTGCCTTGTAATGAATATTTTACATATGCTCTTCAATTGAGTCTTTATGCATATGTGTTTTCTAAAATGACAGGAAAAAAACCTTCTCGTTTAACTGTATATTGGCTTAAAAGAAAAAATATAAAAAATTATGAAAGCTTTGAAGGAATTTGGAAAAAAATAGGCATGCCATATCTTGAGGATGAAGTAATTTCTTTGCTAAATAGTATTGATGGCAAAAAGATTTAAATTAAAAAAATACGTTTTAAGAGGATTTCTTTATATCAGTATAGCGTCTCTGACTGCCCTGATGTCAGACTTGAGTGGATACAAGCTTTTTTCTGAAATCGGACCCGTGCAAACCACCATTATTTTTATAAACTTTTTTTTACAAGGATTCATAGCTTGGCGAGCTTTTCTGGATCAAAGCATAAGTGATAGTAAAAAAGAAGAACAGGATTATCAATCTATTGATATACCAAAAGTTTCAGATAAGTAATTTTATGGACATTGTTGAAGAATATGGAATTATTACGCAGTTTTTTCAAATGGATCAACCCTGTCCAATTCAGATTAAAAATTGTCAAAATTTAAGAAATTCATATGTGCAAAGCAATGCAACACTAAAACGTCAAGGTGGATGCTATCCATGTGCCCATAACAATTTAAGAACACAAACCATTCAAAACATAAAAAAGAATCTGGTTTTGCAAAATGCTGATTGAATCGTTATTTCTTTGTTCTGCAATTGTAGAAACACTTTTGGTTATTTGGTTTAAAAGTCCAATTCAGGACGATTTAACAATTTTTACTAAACTTCCGTTTCAGGATTATCTGAGTTTAAAATTTCCACTTGTGGCAAAGTTAAGCGGATGCCACATATGCATTTCATTTTGGCTTTCTTTGTTTATTGGCATTTTCTTTTTTGATTTGGGAATATTTTTTCTTTGTATTCCTGGATTTTTATATTTGATCAACCATAAAGTTTTCTGACTTCCTGATAAAGTTTTAACGAACGTTTCTCGTATTTTCTGGCATCAATTTCTATTTTACTTTTATAATATCTACTATTTCCTTCATCAATATCTTTTAAGGTATATTCATTCATATTCCATTTATAAATTCTGTTCTGTTGAAAATGTCTAAGTTCATGTAAAAGATCCCGCAAAAAGTTTTTTCTCTTAATATTTAATTTAGTATTTTCTATCGAATAAGTTACAATTCCTATTAAAGGAATCGTTTCTTCATATTTGGATATTTTTAGATTTCCATGTGTATCAAAATATAATCGTTTTCCTTTTATTTTCTTTTTTGTTGCTTTTAAATAACCATATATTTTTTGTTTCAGAAAACTCGTGGGTATTTCAAGTTTATCACATAAACGAACAAATCTGCTGGTAAAACAAATGTTAAAAGACATTTTATATATTATTTATTTTGCTAAATATAAAAGATGAAGCTTGCACAGGATTATAAAAATATAGCATCACTATATTGTCAAAATACATCAAGTCAACAAAATTCTGCAAAAATAACAGAGTATTTGCGTATTTTTTGTGAAAATAACCCCAATTTGATTTTGAAGAAGGTTTATGGTAACCAGTATCTTTATGAATGGAAAAGCCCTTCATTGTTCATGAACGGTTTTAGTCCGTGCCTTATAATAGAAGTGAGAACATGTAAAAACTTGGGCAGAATGATCAATTTAAAAAATCCAAATATTTTAGAAAAAATAGCTTACAGCAACTTTGTTTTAACTGAAGACAATATTTTAAATAAAATGTCACAAGTTCAATTGCTTGGTAATTTTTAATGAATCAAAGACTATTGCAATTGGACCCTCCTATCTGGGTCGTTGCTAAAGATCATGGAGAAGGACGAGCAGTAGTTGTTATTGATTATGGATTGGATCATAGTTGCATGTTTTTGGTACAATTAAATGATGGAAGATTCAGAGTTTTTAATGTAGAAGATTGTGTGGGTTGTGAAAACTTTACTTTGGGCATAGATAAGACCAAACTTTAAAAAAGCATAACCCTTGTAAATAGGTTTATGAATCAAAAATACACTGTAAAAGTCATTAATAATGAGAAAAAAGAAATCCGTACAGTTGATGCATCTGCCATAGATGCTTATGAGGCACATAAAAGTATTTTTGAAAAAATTAATAGCTATAGTGAAGATATTTTGGAAATTATAGATACAGATGGAAACTGTGTGTATAATTTAAAAAATGGTTTTATTAATTAATATGCATTTTTACTAAATATTTTAATGGCAATATTAGCATCTCAAACTGTAAGATATTTTCAAACATTCGAAGAAGGAAAATTTAAAGAACTTTCCTATAGCACTGCCTTTCCACCTGTAACCACTTTTAATTCCACTGTTCTAGATTCTACGTTAAATCCTTCAGTTTGCGCCAATCCTGCCTATGGCGATACTCAACCCTTAATTTATAACCGTTATGCTGTTATAACCACTCCGGCAGGTTTTACCAAAGCCATACCAGTTCAAACAAACACTGTTTTGGGAACAGCATCTGCAGCTGCTAGTGTTTTTGTAGGGGCTAGTAAAGCATATGATTTTTATGTCGGCGGACAATGGGTAAGTTTTGGAACTGTGCCTGTAGGCGTTCTCCCTATTAATGCACAAGGAGCAAGAGTAACATCAGGAGGGGCTGCACCTAGTTCTGGTGATATAACATTCCTTTCGTGAAGTTAGATTTGTACAAATATTCTCTTTTAGCAAGCATTTTCGTACTAGCCGGAAGTGCCGCGTTCTTTTCTGTATATGGGCTGGCCCATCTTTTCAAAAGCCAATTCATTCCTATCATTATTCTTGGATTGGCATTAGAAGCTGCAAAATTTTCAGCCACTATTGGACTTCATGATCTTTGGAACAAGCTTAACAAAATGCTGACCAGTTATCTTGTTGCAGGTGTAATTGCACTTTCTCTGATCACAAGTCTTGGAATTTACGGATTTTTAAGTTCTGCGTATACTATTAGTAAAGCGGAATATTCAATTGATGAAGGAAAAATAAACAATTTGGAAAGCATCAAAGCCAAGAAAAAAGAAATTCTTGTGCAATATGATGATCGTTTAAAAAAATTAAATGAAAGCAAAAAAGAACAAGAACAACGTCTTAATGATGCTGTGAAAAGTACGACCATGGTGGAAGGCAAAGACAAAGAAGGGGATAAAATTGTTTATAATGACAAAAGGGCACAACAAACCAAAGACAGAATGATAGATGTTTCATCAAAAGCCATAGAATCTGCCAATACAGAATATACAAATTTAATGCAAGAATATGATCAAACTCAAAGGGAAATACTTGAGTTGGAAACACAGATTCTTTCAAACAGACAAATTCAGGTGAAAAAGAGTGATATTTTGACATTTAAGTTTATTTCTGAAGGATTGGGCTTGGATTTGGATCGCACTGTTCGATACTTTATTTTGGTATTAATCTTTGTTTTTGATCCAATGGCGCTTGCTTTGGTTCTTTTATATCAACATTTACGCAAAATTAAGGTAAATAATGTGGAAACCCACGTTATAGAAAAAGAAAAGGAAAAAATAATATACAAGGAGCCAACCGTAAGAGGTATAGGAATGTAATATGGCTGATAGTACTTTTGCAACATTTGATTCATTGTCAAGCTTGACCTTTCAAGATTATTTGGTGGGTTATCGAGGTATTCGGGAAACTCAAATAAATTACACAGATTTTATAAACAATTCTATAAACAATTCTATACGTTCATCATTATCTTCAGAAAGATGGGATAGTGTTTACAGCACTGTAAAATCTTTGAGCGATACTTGGGAAGAAAGCGTTTATATCACACCATTACAAGTTGCCAGTGCCAGTTGGGATAGTGTTTACAGCAATGTAAGAACCAACAGTGCCAGTTGGGATAGTGTTTACAGCACTGTAAATTCTATTTCTAGTATTATACCAGACCCAGCTACAACTATATGCACTCAAATAGGCGTAGGTACTACAGCTTTAAGTTCTATAGATTTTCTTAATACATCATCTGCTCAGTTACTATACACTGTTCCAGCTGGTAAAGTGTTTTTAGCTACAGATTTTTCCATTATTATTGATGCAGTAGCAGGCGGTAATGTGGGTGATACTAGCTTACCTGCCTTTAGATTATATAGAAGTGATACATTAACAAACGCAGCTAATCAAGTTACAAATCAACTAAGCTTAACCACACCTGGCACTTTAATTACTATAAACAGATATTATAGAATTGGTGGATCTGTAACTGCATCAAATGGAACAGCATTAGTTTCTGGTAATGATGCATCTCCGCAAAATAGAATATGGTTTAGAGTAGATAGCACAGGGACAAACACATATACAGCATTATCAGGTAGAGTTTTAGTTACAGGTAATCTTATATAAATATAATTTAGCTTTATTAATTATAATATTTAAACCGAATAAGGTTTTAAGATTCTGTATCGAATACTTATGCTGCTTGTTTGAACAATATTGGTTGTTCTCACGTAAAAATTAACAACATTTCCAATATTGGTAACATCATTATCATTCATATAAATAAATGGATTTCCACTTGCACTAGAACCTAAAACCAGGGTCAAATCATTTGCAGATACATTCAGGTCGGAAGATGATTTTACGACTGAAACTAAATTACTGACGTTATATCCAGTGCTTATGATTACTGTTCCTGTTGTGTAATAAATTGCAGATACATTTAAAAGTCTAGTGTCTACTGTGCTGGAAAGTGATTGTATTTCAGCATTTGTTGTGGCACATAAGCTATTAATAAGACTTGTGGTTGTGGCACTTAAGCTATTAATAAGACTGGTGGTTGTTGCACTTAAAGAAACCACGGCAGCAGATAAATTTGTAATTTGATTAAAAAAACTGGTGTTATTCGGACCAATAACAAAATTAACAAAATCAAGCGTATTTGTGCCTTGTTCGTTTTCCACTATTAAAAGATTACCATTAACAATTTCCTCAATGCGAGGTAGTCCTTTGATATTAACTACATTCGGATCAGCCATTGATATTATTTATATTAAAGTAAATCAATACAAGTGAAAAACATTGGTATAGGAATAGTAACTTGCAATAGGCAGGATTTTTACAATAAATGCCTTGCAAGCATTCCAGAAGACTATTTTGCTGTTACAATCAATGATGGTGAACCAATTAAAGAACCAATCCGTAAAAATCATGTTTTTATACAAAATAAACAAAATCAGGGTGTAGGTAAAAGTAAAAATATATTATTTAAAAACTTATTGGAAAGGGGATTTGAGCATATTTTCATAATTGAAGATGACATGATTATTAAAAATACTGATGTTTTCAACAAATATATAAAAGCCAGGGAAGCTACAGGAATTCAACATTTTATGTTTGCTTATCATGGGCCTGCCAATAAAAATGGCTTATCTGGAGGTCCGGCATGTCCCCGGTTTGTGGTGGAATATCCAGACAATCTAAAAATTGCAATTGTTCTAGGATGTGTAGGGTCTTTTTGTTATTATACCAGGGAAGTATTACAAAAGGTTGGTCTTATTGATGAACAATTTCTTAACGCTTTTGAACATGTAGAGCATAGTTATCGAATAGCCAAAGCAGGTTATACCACTCCTTATTGGAATTGGGCAGACCTTGCTGATAGTATGGATCTTATTGGTGAACAAATGTGTTCAGAACACAGCAGTTCGATCCGACCTCGTAATGATTGGCGGGAAAATATTATTAAAGGTGCCGGTCTATTTTCAAAAAAACATGGTTATAATCCGGCATGGCAAAATTGTGTTCCAGATTCAAGCAGAGAACAAGTAATAAAAATACTAAAAGAAATAAAGAAAAATGGTATCTATAATAACAGCTTATAATAATCGGTGGAATCTTTTTGAATTTACTTTAAGAACTATTCAAAAAAGTAAATATACCGATTTTGAATTGGTTGTTGTTGATGATTGTAGTTCAGAAGAACATCGTCTTGAGGAAAAACTTAAACAATACGATTTTCCAATAACATTAGTTCGATTGGAAAAAGAAAATAAATTTTATACCAATCCGTGTATTCCATTCAACATAGGTTTTAGTTATGCCAAAGGAGATGTGGTTCTGCTTCAAAACCCTGAATGTTTTCATATGGGTCAGGTACTGCAAAAAGCTTCGGCTATATCTGATAACGATTATTTGGTTTTTAGTTGTTATAACCTAGATAAGGAATTGTCTGAAAAAATAAGAAATGAAAATGCAAAGGATATTGATTTTTCAGCTATCAATCAGTCAATCAATCCAGTAGTCAATCGTCCAGTTAGCCATTGCGAAGAAACTGCATGGTATAATCATCCAGTTTATAGAGACACAAAAATGCATTTCGCATGTGCCATAAATAAAAAGGATTTGGATGATCTTGGTGGTTTTGATGAAAATTATAGTTTTGCTGTTGCTTATGACGATAATGATTTGGTCAAACGAATTTTAAATAAAAAAATGAATGTAGAATACAGCAATGTTCCTATTGTGATACATCAATGGCATGGTTTGGGGAATTATACAGAACATCACCCTATTCTTTCTCAATTATTTCAAGATTTTAACCGTATATTATTTGAAAAATATACATGTAAAATAACAAGTTATAGGGTTGAAAACACAAAAGGTCTGGGTAAGATGGTTCCTCGTAAAGTAACCCAGTACAATCAATGAAAAAAACATTTGTTACAGTCATAGGTATACGCCCAGATTTTGTCCGTATGTCTGAAATTTTTAAAAAACTTGATGATAATTTTAATCATGTCATGGTTCATACTGGACAGCATTTTGATGCTATGCTTTCTGATGTTTTTTTTAAAAGTCTTTCCATTAGAAATCCAGATCATAATCTTCATATTGGAGGCGAGGGTAAGGAACATTTTCATCAAACTGCAGAAGCTTCAGTAAAACTTATTGAACTTTTACGTACAATAAAAAATGTAGATGGGGTTATCTTTTTAGGAGATTCTAATTCGGTTGCATGTTCAGTTGCCGTTAAAAAAGAAGGATATCGTGTAATTCATATCGAAGCAGGAATGAGATCAGGTGACCGAAGAATGCTTGAGGAAATCAATCGGGTTGTTTGTGATAGTGTATCGGATATTCATTTTGTTTATCATGAAAACTACAAAGATAAATTATTGAAGGAAAACATTCCTTCTCAAAACATTCACGTGGTAGGAAATACTATAGTGGAAGTTATAAAACAAAAGACGTTTGCTCCTAGAACATATGAACATGTTTTAGTTGATATCCATCGTCCTGAAAATTTTCTGTATAAAAACCGAACGCAAATCCTGTTGGAGTATATAAAATATTTTAAAAAGAATTATGGTTACGCATTCATATTTTTAAACTTTCCAAGAACAATAAAAAAACTTGATGAATATGGATTATACGAAGAATATAAAAATAATTGTATCTGCATACCGCTTCAAAGTTTTGATGAATATCTGAAATTATGCAATCGTTCCATTTTTATTATAAGTGATTCGGGAACAGGGCAAGAAGAACCTGCATTGTTAAATGTTCCTGTGATTGTTCCTCGTGATTATACTGAACGTCCTGAAAGCATACAAAACCACTGTTCGATTATGTTAAAAATAAATGATCATGTTTGTCGTTATGAAATAGATAATATAAATAATTTTGTTAAAAAATTTGAAGAAAATAAAAATATTGACTGGTTGGGTAATGGAACTACATCTGAAAAAATAATTGAGGTATTAAAAAAAATATGAATATGGATTGTGTCGCAATAGGAACAAATTTTAAAAATTTAGAATTTAAATATACTAATGACTCCAGTTTTATGTCTCAAAAAGATATTGAATATTTCGGATCGAATCTAAATAAGTTTTTACAAAACCGTGCAATCACAAAAGAAATAAATGAAAGTCATATTTTTGTAAAAACACTTGAAAAAGATTGGGGAACAAATAGCATACAAGGAGGAAAAATCTGTTAATATGAAAATTATAGGATTCGGTCAACTAAGAAACGAAGCGTCCCGAGGAAACTTGGAAAATTGGTTCCGATGCATGGAACCGTGTAACCACATTTACATATGGGATCACGCCAGCACGGACAATAGTCGTGAGATATATGAAAAGTATAAGCATAAAACCACAGTTTTATACAGTCCTACTAACCGTTTTAATGAAGAATTAATATGCAAAGGAGAACTTTACAGACTTCTATTAAAAGAACACCCGGATGTGAATTGGATTTTGTGGCTGGACGGAGATCTTATACTGGATGGAAGACTTCTGATTGACGACAATCTGCGGCGTTTGTGCAAAAAATTAGATGACAAAGGTATAGATCTTCCTTGCTTCGGACACTATAATTTGTGGAGATCTGATGTGTGGTATCGAGTCGATCAGGGATATCACAATTTGCATATGCATTGGTTTCCATTGTGGGGTCAGCCTCAAAGACTTTGGTTTCCCGATACGAAGGGATTGCATCATGGTCAAGTTCCTCAAGGAACCATAAAGGGGTGCCCAGTAGATGTGAGTGTAATTCATAAGGGGTTTAGTAATGACGATAACATTGTTGAAAAGTATTTGAATTATCGCTCTTTGGGACAAAAAGGCTGGGAATTGGATCGTTTGATAGATGAAGAAACGCTCACTGTGGAAAAATTGCCAGAAAACATAATTCCTGCATGGTATGAATTGAAAAATTTGTCAAATCCAAAAGAAAAAAAAGTATTGATAGAATTATATGCCGAAAAGCTTAAGAAATAAAATTCTTAAACCTGAGTAAATTTATATGACAAAAACATACAAAGAAAATCAATGGGACGATTTTCATATCAGAACAGATGATAAAAACTTTGTAACATCTTCTGGACTGGGTGAAATTCTGAATTATCACAAATTAGATTTGCCTGAAAATAAAATAATTTTAGAAATTGGTGTGGGACGAGGAGAGGCAATCAAAGAATTATCAAAAAACAATAAAGTAATAGGTTGTGATGTTTCGGAAATTGCTCTTAAAAATGTGGAATCTCTATGCTTAAAAACAGTTATATCAAAAAATTTAAAACAAATTGAACCGGTAGACTTTGCAATTAGCCATCTTACCTTTCAACATTGTCACGAACAAGAAGTTTTGAGAATTATTAATGAGGTTAATCTGAAAGAAGGTGCTTGGTTTAGTTTTCAGTTTGCTTCGCTAAATCCGGAAAAAACAAAACTATCAAGTTTAATTTTAAGTGATTTGAATCAAGCTATGATTTATTTTTATTCTTATGAAAAAATGATGGAAATAGTTAAAATGAGCAATAAAAAAATGGCAAGAGCCGTCGGACCTTATTGGTTCGGGGATCCTTTTTCGTTTGAATGGAATATTTTTCAGGTAAAAAACAAATGAAAAAAAATATTGAGTTAGTTTGTTTAATTTTTAAATCAAAAAAATATTTAAATTTTATTTACAATCAGTTGAACAGTGATTTGTGTAAATCCAAAGATTGGGATGTAAGCTATCGGATAGTTGCAAATGATCCTACTCCGGAAATAGAAATCACGCTTACGGAAATGCAAATACCCCATACAATTTACAGGGATAAATCTCCGAATGATTTTTATCTTAACCGGGTTTACCGGTGTTGGAATTTTGGCGCAACCAGTAGCAAATATGACAACATTTGTTTTGTAAATTCGGATATGGGATTTTCACCAAATTGGCTGGACAATTTATTAAAATATCATGACGGAATTAATATTCCCTGTAGCAGACTGGTGGAAAGTGGGCGAATTAATGTAGCGACAGAACGGCATGGAATTCCAAAAAACTTTGGAATGACTCCAGAAAGTTTCAATCGTGCTGAATTTGAAAAATATACCAAAACAATATCCAAAGACGAAATAAAGCCTTGGGGTCTTCTTATGCCGTGTGTTTTTGAAAAACAAAGATTTATAGAAGCGGGATTGTATCCGCCCGGAAATGTATTTAAAATTGACGGAATCAAATACGCCGGATATCCAAACGACAGACCTGTATATAAACCGGGAGATGTTTATTTCTTCGAGGACATTTTAGAAAAAAAATATGGAATGAAGCATGTCACAGTGATGAATTCGATTGTGTATCATGTTCAAGAAGGGGAAAAGAGCGAATAATATATAAAAACAAATTATTTATTATGGAAAAAATATACTCTAAAATTAACGGTAAGCTTCTTCATCAAATTGTAAGAAGTAGTGACATTGTATCCAAGCGCCTAGATTTAAGTTCGGAAGAAGCATACTTGCAATGTGCTGCATTAAAGCTGCCTAAAGGACAAACATTCAAGCCGCACAAGCATATTATCAATCCAAGACATGATGAAAATTATATACCACAAGAAAGTTGGTGTGTTATAAAAGGAAAAGTACAATGTATTTTTTATGATATAGATGATATTATAATTGCGGAGCCGATATTATCAGCTGGAGATGCTAGTTTTACATTTGCAGGCGGGCATAATTATTTAATATTAGAAGATGATACATTTGTTTATGAATATAAAACTGGTCCGTATTATGGTCAAAAAATTGATAAAAGATTTATTTTGTGAAAATTGGCGAGGATGTAATTTTAGATTTGGATATTGTAATAAAACAAAAAGATAATTGTATCATATATAATCATGTTGCTATAGATAAAGGGTTTTATTGTACAACACAAATATCAATTGGTAATTATGTACACATCAGTCCTTATGTAACTATTTTAGGAGGTAAAACTGCTAACTTTATTGCTAAAGGATTTAACAACATAATGGCAGGAGCTAGAATAATATGCGGATCTGACAGATTTGACGATAGCGGTTTGTTTGGAGCAATGATACCGCATGAACTAAAAGGCAAGCAAATTATAGAACCTGTAATTATGGATGAATTTTCTAATATAGGAACAAATTCAATCGTACTACCAGGTTCCAGATTAAGAAAAGGTGTATTATTGGCTGCCGGAAGTTTATTATTAGGTGATACCGAAGAATGGGGTGTATATAAAGGAAATCCTGCAGTATTAACTAAAAAAATTGATGGCACCAAAGCTATTTCTAATGCAAAAAAATTAAGTTATAATAACTAAAATGTTTAACACAGTAACAAAATTTGAAAATGAAATTGCGCTTTTTTTTAATGCGCCTTATGCAGTGGCTATTGATAGTTGTACGCATGGTATTGAATTATGTTTAAGATTAAACAATATAACAAAAATTAGTGTTCCGGTACGTACATATTTGTCCATACCCATGTTGGCCAATAAATTAAAAATAAAATTAAATTGGAGAGATGAACAATGGGATAATTTTTATAATTTAAATTATGATGATAAAAAAATAATTGATGCTGCAGTATTATGGGAAAAAAATAGCTATATCCCAAATACTTATATGTGTCTAAGTTTTCAATTCCAAAAACATTTAAGCTTGGGTCGTGGAGGAATGATATTACTGGATAATAAAGAAGATGCAGTTATACTCAAAAAAATGAGTTATGATGGACGTTTACCTGATATACCTTGGAGAGAACAAAATATTCAGATAATGGGATACCATTACTATATGACACCAGAGACAGCGCAGTTAGGACTTAATAAGTTAACACAAGCGATTGAAACAAAACCAAGAAAATGGAAATACCAAGATTGGCCAGATTTAACAAAAATGTCAGTGTTTTCTGGTCATGGGACATTTTAAAAAGTAATAACTATTGCAATATTTATTGCGATTATAAATACGACTATAAACATGAAAAAAGCATTTATTACAGGTATAAATGGACAAGATGGAAGCTATTTGACCGAACATCTGATTTCGTTAGGATATGAAATATATGGAATTGTGCGCAGAAATTCTATGCCTGAACATCAACAAACAAGATTGGACTCGGTAAGAGATAAAATACATGTGCATTATGGTGATTTGTTAGATCAAGGAGTAATGGAAAGGTTGTTGCGGGAAATACAACCAGATGAAATTTACAATCTAGCCGCTCAATCTCATGTCAGAATAAGTTTTGATATTCCACAATTTACAGTACAAACAAATGCATTGGGTGTTATTAATATATTGGAGGCATATAAACATGCATGCCCAAATGCTAAATTGTATCAAGCAAGTAGTTCAGAAATGTTTGGTTTATCCGTAGAAGAAGATGGTTCTCAAAAGGAAACAACAGTTATGAACCCTGTTAGTCCTTATGGTTGTTCAAAGGTATTTGGATACAATATAGTTCGTAATTATAGAAGAGCATATAAATTATTTGCGAGTAATGGTATTTTATTTAATCACGAATCACCAAGACGTGGCAGTAACTTTGTAACAAACAAAGTGGTTAAAACCGCAATAGAAATTAAATTAGGTATGAAAGACAAATTAGTGATGGGTAATTTGGACTCTAAAAGAGATTGGGGTCATTCAAAAGATTATGTACGGGCAATGCATTTAATATTACAACATAATAAACCTGATGATTGGGTAGTGGCAACAGGAGAAACACGTTCTGTTAGAGATATGTGTAACTATGTTTTTGATAAATTACAATTAAATTACAAAGATTATATTGTGCAAGATCCGAAATTTTTAAGACCTGAAGAATTGCCATACCTAAGAGGTGATTGTACCAAAATTACAACCGAATTAGGGTGGAAACCTGATTATACGTTTGAACAATTAATGGACGAGATGATTGAATATTGGTTAGATTTTTATAAAAAAACGACATAACATGAATAACATAGTAGATAAATCCAAATGGGGACAATCTAAAAATGGGTGGCTGGTAAATGATTGCTTGACCTGTATACCTAATACAAGAACGTTTTGGCATGATTTATTGGATTGGTTTCCCAATCTTCAAGATAAATGCAATGGATATACAGATTATTCAATACTTGCAAATGTAATAGAGTCCATCAAACCTTATCCTGATTATATTATCAGGAACGGTTCTTATTTCCGCAAACTTAATATCGATGTACCTACGTTTTGTTTAATTCAAGATATGATGAACGAACCCATGCAAACAGAGGTTATAAACACATCTACTTGTGTAGTTTTCGCTTCAAAGCAAACATATAATTTTTATAAAGATAGAATCAACCCTAAAAATGTGCGGGTTATTGAACAATCATCCGATTTTAATTTTTTTAAACCCATCCCCGAAAGACACCCAGATGTGTTACCCAATTCAATCCTTTTTATAGGAGATTCCTCGTATCATAAAAAAGGTTTTCATAGAGTTTTAAATCTCATAGAAGTAATGCCGGATTTTAATTTTTGCTTGGTGATGAAAGATAACACCACTTTGGATGTAATTCCCCATCAAAGTAGAAATCGTGTACGCATATTTAACAGAGTTAATACTAATACAGTCAGACTTTTAATTAATTCATCAGTATGTGGCATTTGTACTTCAGGAAATGAAGAAGGACATTTTGCTGGGATAGAAATTGGGGCGTGTGATATACCAATGGTGGCAAGACCCATGGGTTGTTATTTGGATAGAAAAGACGATAAGACTTGGGGATTAATAGCCAATGACGAAGATTTTACTCAGACAATAAGATACGTTATCAATAATCGTAAATTATTTAGTCCCCGTAAATTTTATTCAAAAGAATACACACTTGAACGGTGTCGGGAAAAATGGACAAGCATGATAAACGAGTTCGTCAAATAATATCTAATTTATATGAAATTTACAGTTCAAATAGAATCTGGTTTATGTAATTTTCTTAAGTCGTTTGTTACAGCTTTAAGCATAGGAGAAACCAATATATTACCAAGAGTTAATGATTTTTTAATTAGATACAGTCCATATGAATTTGGAGAATCTTTTGTATTACCGACAGTTAGATATTGGTTTGAGTTTGTTGCTGATTGTAGAGAAATTTTTGATGATTCTTTAATTTGCCATGGTCCTCATGAATTCGGAGAATCTGTCATTTCAGCAAGACTTCTTATTTTAAAATCAGAAGAGACAGAACAACCTGATTTAATAAATGATGCGAAAGTACTGGGGGATCATCCTAATATAGTAAATAAAAAGCTTGCATATTTGTTTTCAACACATTCTATTGATTGGTTTTTTGACAGAAATCTTATATGTGATACAGTATATAATCGAATCCAGAGCGGAATTAAAAAGATTAAATGGAAAAATGAAGTATTATCCGAAGTAGATAGAGTTTCTAAACAATTTGAATATCCATTACTAACAATACAAATAAGAACCTGGAAGCATGAGCTTGATCCTCCTAATTGTACTCAAATACGTGATGGCGTTATAAGAGATTATAATTTTGAAACATATAAAAATGCAATTGATAAATTTTTACCAAAAGCAAAAACTATTTTTCTTACATGTGATAAAGACAGTGTTTTACCAGAATATTTTGATTATTTGAAAGATTATAATGTCGTGACATATATCAAACCAGATCATATTACACAAATGCAGTATTCGGCAGCAACCATGTTATTGGGTGCAAAAAGTGATATGTTGGTCTGCAGTCGTCTTAGTACATTTGCGGAATGTATGTGGTGGTTTGGTGGATGTAAAGCCGAAACGATACCAGTTTTTTAAAAAAAATTAAATAAAAAATACGATATGAAACATGTAACAGTTTTCGATTCGCTAGTATATCGCATACAAGAAGGGGAAAAAAGTGAATAAAAATTATACGATAATAGTACCAAGCAATAGGGACGCTTTGAAAGATGAATTAATCAGTCATTTGAAAAACATAGGTGAAGAATCAATTTGGAAAAATGGTCATGGTTATCCATCATTTTCAAAACTAATAAACGATTGTGTTGTTGAGTCACCTACAGAAATTATTATTATTTGTAGTGATAAAGCTAGACCAAAAAAAGAACACATAGAAAAAGTACTTGATCTTTTAGAACAAGGATATGGATTTGCTGGGTTATATGCATGGGGATTTTTTGGATTTAAAAAAGAATTATTTAGACGTATTGGATTTATGGATGAAAGATTCATTGGTGGTAATTATGAAGATTGTGATTATTTAAGAAGAATGATGGAGGGTAATATTGCCATGTATAATTCATTTGAAATAGATTATATACTTATGAGTTCAGGATGGAACATATCAAATACAAAAACTCATTTTGATAAAAAATGGGAGCATGGTGATTTACCAGAGGATAAATATGTAAAACGATTATTGCCGGAAGAAACTTACGACTATAACATAGGTGAAAAAACAAATATAAAATTTCTACCATGGTCTGAATCATTTTTTAGTATTGACGTAGGTAAATCAGAAACATTCATGGATTACAAAATAAAATTATAAAAATTATAATTTAAATATAAAAATTTTTTAAACTTATTGAAATTTTTTATAAGTTGGTATATAAAAATATATGAATAAAATACTAATCATTGGTGGATCAGGATATATTGGAGGTTATTTGACTGATCTTATAACGAAGTCACCATCAACAAAAAATTATAATCTGTTAAAGCCTGCAGTTTTAGACAATTTGATTTATGAAGATCGTTTCTTAAAAGAAGTAGATTTTTATAATATTGATGTTCGAGATGTGAAAGAATTGGATAAGGTAATTCATAATTATAAAGTTGTTGTATTGCTTGCAGCATTGGTTGGAGATCCTGCATGTGCTGTAGACAAACAATTATCTTATGATATTAACGTTACTCCTGTTAAATGGATAACAGACAATTATAAGGGGAAAATAATTTTCACTTCAACATGTTCAGTTTATGGAAAAAACGATGATCTTATCGATGAAAATGCAACACCCAATCCTCTTTCCATTTATGCTGAAACAAAACTTGAAGCAGAACAGTATCTTTTTTCTAAAAGACCGGATAGTTTGATTTTCAGACTGGGAACTCTTTATGGAGTAGGTGATAGTCATAGTCGGCTACGTTTGGATCTGGTTGTAAATGTATTAACACTCAAGGCATCTTTGGGTGAGACATTAAAGGTATTTGGTGGAGAACAATGGCGACCTCTTTTGCATGTAAAAGATGTGGCGAATGCAACATTGTTTGCAATTTCAAATAATATTTCAGGAATTTATAATCTTTCTGAAAGAAATGCCACAATGCGTGAAATTGCTGAAACCATAAAAGAAGAAATTCCATCTGCAAAAATTGAATATAGCGAAATACCATTTGAAGATCTTAGGAACTATAAGGTTAAAAATGAAAAGATTATGCAAACAGGATGGAATCCTCAATATTCATTGGTTTATGGAATAAAAGAAATGAACGATGTTTTTAAACAAAAACGTGTGAAGCAACTCACCGATGATGTTTATCACAACGGAAATTATATAAGGAGACTTTATGGAAAAAAATGAAATTAAAACATTGAATGGTGGTTTGGCAACAGATGATCGTGGATCTGTTCGTTTTGTAAATGATTTCAATTTTGAAGGAGTTAAAAGATTTTATCAGGTACAAAATCATAGGGAAGGATTCATCCGGGCTTGGCATGCTCACCAGAAAGAAGCCAAGTATGTTTATGTTGCAAAAGGAACAGCTTTGATTGGTGCAGTTCCTTTTGATATTATGCTGGATTTGAAAAGCAAAAAGCATAAAAACGAAAACATTGAATTGGATAATTCAAATATTTTTAAAACTGTTTTATCCGCAAACAATCCTAAAATTGTGTATATTCCATCTGGTTATGCGAATGGATTTAAATCATTAGAGAAGGATACTATAATTCAATTCTTCAGCACAAGCACACTTCAGGAATCATTGGGAGATGATTTCCGATTTGACTATGATCTTGTGGATATTTGGAAGGAGGATTACCGATGAAAATAATTGTATTGGGTAAGAATGGAATGCTTGGAAAATATATTTTTAAATATCTTGGAAAGAATTTCGTTGTCAAAGGAATTACACGTGAGGATTTGGACGTCTCAGATACTGATAATTTAAAAAATAATTTTAATAAATTATATGATCTTGGTGTAAATGATATTGTTGTTAATTGCGTAGGAACCATCAAACCAAGATGTGATGAGCTGGGAGAAATTAATGCAATTAAAGTAAATTCTATTGTTCCCAGGATTTTGGCAGATCTTTCTAAAGAAAAGGGTTTCAAACTTTTACATCCGACAACTGACTGCATTTATTCTGGAAATACAGGTGCATATACAGAAAAGGAGGATTTGGATGTAGGTGATGTATATGGTGTCACCAAGTATTTGGGTGAAACAAAGCATGCCACTAATTTAAGAGTAAGCATTATTGGTGAGGAAACAGTCAATAAAAGAAGCCTTGTGGAGTGGTGTAAAACCTTAGATGGAAAAGAAGCAAAAGGATTTACAGATCACTTATGGAATGGAGTAACTTGTTTGACTTATGCAAAAATAATTGAAACCATGATAGAGAAGAACATATGGTGGACAGGAACACGTCATGCCCTTTCACCAAGATCATTGAACAAATATGAATTAGTTAAACTCATCACTGATGTTTATAAAATAAAAGTAAACTTGAAGGAAGCAGAATCTGGAAAGAAATGTGATCGTACATTACAAACAATTTACAAAGAAAATTCACTTTTTAATATTCCAGATTTAAATATTCAAATTAGAGAAATGAATGAATTTAGTTCACAACTTTATTTATTTTAAATAATTGCGATAAGATTTTTATATGAATAAGGCATTAGGGTTTGAAGACATTGTTCTTATTCCAAAATACAGCTGTCTTGTGTCACGAAAGCATGCTAATACTTCTGTAAATTTGGCTGGTAAGAAATTCAAGCTACCAATTTGCCCGTCCAATATGGTATGCACGATTAATGAATCTTTGGCTAAATTTTTATCAGAATCTGGTTATTTTTATGTGATGCATCGTTTTTGTGATGTGATAGATTTTATACAAAAAGCAAACGATGAAAATTGGAAATTCATCAGTGCTTCAGTTGGTGTTGGACCAAATTGCTGGTCTGTAGTAGAAGAAGTTAAAAAAAGAAATCTAAGGATAGATTGTTTGACAATCGATGTTGCTCATGGTCATCATGAATTGGTAAAAGAAGCCATAAAAAAGATTAAGAGTAATTTTTCTGATACATTTGTTATTGCAGGAAATGTTACTACCAAACAAGGAACACAAGATTTGAAGGATTGGGGCGCAGACATGGTCAAGGTGGCAATAGGCACAGGCAAAGCATGTATAACCAAAGATAAGACGGGGTTTACACTTCCAGTGTTTACATGCATTCAGGAGTGTGCAGAAGTGGATGTGCCTATAATGACTGATGGCGGTGTTCGTTGTCATGGAGACATAGCCAAGAGCATTGTTGCAGGTTCCGCTATCAATATGGTTGGAAGTATGTTTGCAGCATGCTTAGATAGTCCTGCAGATAGAATTATAGAATATCCTGTAACAGATTCAAAAAGTCATGATGAATTTAAGAAACCAAAATTATATAAAAAATATTTTGGATCTGCTAGTTATGAAAATAAAATCATAAACAATCTTTCTGTTGAAAATATTGAAGGGACAACTGTTTTGGTTGAAGAGAATGACAAAACATATGCAGAAATGCTTTTGGAAATAGAACAGGATTTACAGAGTAGCATTTCTTATTCGGGAGGATATAATATTACTGATCTGTCCCATACAAATTATAGAATCATATGATACTACCAAAACAAAAATATAATCTGGAAATCATCAATAAAAGGTTTGCTCATGCCTATTTTAAAGATAAGGCACTTCCAAGTGGAAACGTTATTGTTTTTGCTGGAGAATTGGATCCGGGAAAAGGTTATGACTTTTCTCAATTTTCTATCGATCAAATGCAGGAAGCAATTCACATTGTTTATGAAAATCCTCTTGTTCAGGACGCTGTATCGGGGGCACTGTTCTCACATTTTCTTGTAAGTTCAATTGCCAATATTCTTTCTCAAGAATTTCTTAAAATGCCAATTGCAGTAAACATGGATAATATGATTGTTACGAAAGAATTCCAAAGAAAAAGCATTATACAGAATCAAGGAATATTGAATATTGCCAAATACAGAATAATCAATTCTTGTAGCATAGGTCATATTGCAATATGCAATAAAGCTGGTGATAATGCACCTATATATACATATGAAATGGGATTGAATGAAGAACAGGTTCATAAGTTTTCTCAAACCATAGTGGATATGTTTTATAAAGTTTCCGATGCAATTTTTTTAAGATCTACGGCATGTTAAATTTTTTTCAGTATATAAACAATTTGCTTTTCAGTAAAAAGCCAAAGCTGGCAGGAACAGATAGTTGTAGTGAAAATATAAGCGGATTCATGCTTAACCGGTGGATTAGTTTTTATGATAAACAAACATGTTCAAATGTTAACACTTTTTGCAATAAACCTCATTTGACAGAAGATCCTGATTTATTGTCAAAATTTATATTTGTTTTTATTCCACAGAAAAGTTATAAAAAAATAAATTATATTAATAAAAATAAGAACAAAAAACAAGAAGATCCCACTGATATTATTTGCAAAATAATGCAGGTTGGTAAAAGAGATGCCGAAATGATTGTTAAAACAACTGATGAAAAAGATTTAAAAAACTTCTTGAAAATTTACGAACCGTTGTAACTACTTATGTGAATATAGACCGTGTACCCGTAACAAAAAGCATCATTGACCTTGCTGGATTCAGCGGAAATTCTTTTGATAGTGTGTTTTTAGGATATGATCTGGATCAAATTCTGGATGACGTAATCCTCGCTGAATTTGTAGATACCACAACAGATAAGGATGAAATTGTAAGAAATGGTATTATTGTAAAAACAAATGCTATGACAAATGCTTGGCGTTTGGCAAAAGTAATTCTGATGGGTCCAAATTGCAAGCTTGTTAAAAAAGGAGACGTTATCATGTTTCCAAACAATATGGGTGTTTTGATTGGAAAAATTGAAGTTACCAATCACGGACTTGTTAAGAACGGAATTTTTATCAACGAACAAAGAATATTCGGTGTTTGCTGCCCAAGAAAAAATGAAAACAAGCCTGCAAGCTCTAAAAACAATTCTAGAAACAAACGTCGCTGAAATTCGTTTTGCCAGACGAAGACCAAAAGCAGGTCATCCAGCACAGCGCCATATGATTTGCAGCAACGATAAACGTTTTCTTAGTACTGCTGCTGGTCGAATCACTTTAAATTTTCGTCCGGTAACAAACACAAAACCAGTTCCTTATTTCAACCGAAATGCAAAAAACGTTTTGAATGTTTGGGATATCATCATGCAAGATTATCGTAACATAAGCATGGACAATTGTGATTTGGTGCAAATCATTCCTTCTGATAAGTTCTGGAATTTCTTTGAAAAAAACCTTGCCATCCTTTCTCCTGGCGAAAAAATGAGGTACATGGACAGTTGAAACTTCCTGAAGACATAGAGAAAAACATTTTAAGCTATCTTCAAAAAAAGGTAGTTTTTGTAAATGAAAATAAAAAATATAAAGAGGGAATTCTTCTTCTTTTTTCAGTAAAGGATTTTTATTTGAATTTCACAATCAGTTGTGATCGAAAAGAAAGAAAGATTTTAGAGATTCCTTTTCCTTTTGATTGTCGTTTTAAAAAACATCATATAGAATTTGATTATCATATAAGCAATCTATCTAAAGGAATGCACAATATATCTTCCAGTCTTAAATTAATGCCCATACCCAGAAAGAAAAAATTTTATAATACAAATATGGTTCTAAGTGCTTTGTCCTGAAGTAAATACTTTAGGACAAAGATATGCTGCAACAATCGTATCATTTTGAAATAAAGGATCTTATAGCATCTTTCATAGATGCTTTTGACGGCACAGTTATACGCCGATTCAATAAAAATAGAAGTTCTGAAAGTCAAATAAAGGTTCGTTACCTTTATGCGCCTAAACAACGAGTTCTTTTTGATATTGTAACTCCTGGTCAAAATCTCACTCTTCCTGTTGTTGCCATAACCATTACAGGATTGAATAGGGACGAAAATCGAGTTTTTAACAAAATTGCAGGATTCTATGTGAATCAAGCAACTCGAATAGAAGACTCTTCTGCCCAAACAACATATTTCAGAACACCCACACCTGTTGATATAGGAATCAACATGAGCATATTGACTCGCTATCAAACTGATATGGATCAGATTCTTAGCAATTTCATTCCTTTCAACAATCCTTATATTATCATTTCCTGGCAAATTCCAACAGCATATAATCTGGCAGTTCCTCAAGAAATAAGAAGCGAAGTGCTTTGGAACGGAACTGTTAACCTGAATTATCCAGTGGATCAGGATCCCAACAACAAATCTCTTATTGTGGCAGATACCAGTTTTACAATAAAAGGTTGGATATTCCCTGCTGAAAGTCCAGATGTTAAAAATATATTTTATATTAATACAGATCTTAATGCAGCGGGTCCAGGTGTTTCATTGAATTACGATAATTATGCAAATCTTGAAGCTCAATCATTCACAAGCAATTCTCCCAATAGTGCATTTCAAAATACAGATACCATTTCTATCAGTGCAAATCCTCAATTTATTGGTCCAACCGAATTACAGGTGGAGGTATAATTATGGGCAGCAGATACTTAAAATTAGGAGACGGCAGTTTTATTCCTCGTGGTAAAATTGTACCAACAGTTACTATAACACCCGGATTTACTGGACTTAAACTCAGATTTCAAGGAAATAATTTTGGATATTATGTTCGGGGATTATATCTTTCAGCAAATACAAATAATGCAATGCTTTCTTGTTTTGATTTTTATTCGCATATTAAAAGCATAAGCAGCAAATTTCATGCATTTTCAGGATATCCTATAGAAGATTATACAGTTATAGATAATAATACATTGAGTATACAATTTCCAAAAATTAATCTAAGTGCTGTTAATATTGATTTTATTTTCACAAATCCTGCTGGTTATGTCAAAGCTTCACAATCAAGCAGATTCACACATATTAAAATATTAAGCAGTTAATTATTTTTAAAATAATAATGCACATTGAAAATTTGTTGCATTTTATAAATAAATAGTATGGCTCAAGCTGATTATTCCTCTACAAATGACCGAGGATCTAATACTTTTGGAAGAAGTTTACAAAAGTTTATAAATGAACGTCTTCCATACAACAACTATGCTGTTGTTGATGTTCTTTCTCAGCTGAATCCAAAATTTGCACTTTTTCAAGATACAGGAAGTCGTAGAACTGAAGCAATTGCAAAACACAGTGTAAGCAGCAGCACAGGAATTAATGAAACCAGTATAGGTGCGATTGCCAGTGATAATAGTGTTACCAATTATCTTTATGCGAACATACAAGCTGATAAAGCTGCACGTATCCGGGATTATCGGACCATGGCTGCTTTTTCAGAAGTAGCAGATGCTTTAGATGAAATATGTGATGAAGTTGTGAATGTGGATGAAGAAGGTAAAATTGTAAAAATTCGTTTTCATGATGATGATTTGTCGGAAATTCAAAAAGAAGAATTGCAAAAAGAGTTTCATCGTTATATTAATCTTTTTGAATTGGAAAATCGTGGTTGGGAATATTTCAGGCATATGCTTGTGGATGCTGAAATTTATTTCGAGCATATTATTCATAGAGATTATCCACAGGAAGGTATTTTAGGAGTTGTTAGCATTCCTCCAGAATTGGTTGATCCTGTTTTTGGAAATGTTCAGAACTTGATGGTCAAAGGTTTTGTTTTGAGAAAGCCACTTTTTGACAAAACCAATCCAACAAAGGTAGTAGACTATCAAATTGTTCCATTGGATAAAAATCAGGTCACTTATATTAATAGTGGAATATGGAATGAAAATAAAACAGTTCGTCTTCCTTTCCTTGAAAATGCTCGTCGTGCTTATCGTCAACTTTCTCTTATTGAAGATAGTATTGTAATTTATCGTCTTGTTCGTGCCCCAGAAAAATTGGTTTTCAAAGTTGATGTAGGAAATATGAGTCCGGCCAAAGCCGAGGGTTATATGCGCCGTCTTATGAGCCAATATTGGAGTCGTAAAACATTTGATAATAATCAGGATGCGACTGTTCAAAAGTTCAACCCACAAAGCATGTTGGACAGTTTTTGGTTTGCTAAACGTACAGGTCAGGATGGAACCACTGTGGAACAACTTCAAGGTGGAGCAAATCTTGGAGAATTGACAGATTTGATGTATTTCATGAAGAAGTTGTATCGCAGTCTCAAGGTACCTTCTTCTCGTCTTAATCCTGAAGACACATATAAAGATGGAACAGAAATTCTTCGGGAAGAATTAAAGTTTTCAAAATTTATTATTCGACAACAACAAAGATTTGCAGAAGGTCTTAAGAATGGTTTTATAACAAATCTTAAACTCAAGAAAATGTGGTCTGAATACGGATTAAAAGAAAATCATTTTGATTTGGCATTTAATGTACCAAGCAATTTCTATGAAATGCGTGAATTGCAAAAAATGCAGATGCGCACAGAAGGATTCAACAATATTACTAATAATGAAAGCATCAGCAAGATTTATATGCAAAAGAAGATTCTGGGATGGACAGATCGTATGGTATTGGCAAACCGTGAATTCCTTCGTAAAGATGCTGAAATGAAATGGGAATTGGATCAGATTAGTGGGGCCGGTCCGGATTGGCGTAAGCAATTTGAAAGTGGCGGGAAAACTCCAAAAGCTGGTGGGGGTGGAGAAACTCCTCCTGAATTCGGACCTTCTCCGGCTGGAGGAACAACCGCACCTACTGGAGGATCTGCAGATGAAGAAACCCCGGAAGCCCCGGAAGTTCCTGAAGCAGATGAAACACCTGAAACTCCTCAAACTCCTGAAGCGACTTAAAGATAAATAATATTATGTCAATTGTAAGCAAACAAGCACTATATGATGCATTTTCAGCAGGTAATACACCTTCTAGTAATGATTTTAAAAATTTAATTGATAGCACATTTGGTTTTCCTACAAGTGCTTCTAACTATACGACGGGCTTAACTCTTAGCCAAGGTTCTACTGGACTTCCTATTTTAGTAAACGGAGCAACCTATTATCTTGCTTTGTTTAATACTACAACATCACCCGCAATTACTGCAGATCAAAGCGCTTATACAAATACTGTAAGACTTACATATCCTAATGCTGTTTTGGCTGAAACATTTGGAAGCAGATGTGCCACATTTATTCAAACTCTTTGTGGTTATACACCAGATGATGTTATTTCAGCAGCTTGTATATGTTCTGATGATAAAAATGCTCCTATCTTCCCGAATAATACATTCGGTCAATATCCAGTATCTCTGCAACAATTTAGCGGTCCTTTCTTTGCTGGAGGAATAGGTGGATATCCTTTCCCTGGAATTGTTGGTCTTTTTGCTTGGATGAGTCACGTAACAGAAACTGGTGCGTTATTCATATATGTGCATCCTCATATTGGAATCACCAAGAGCGGTCAAGTAGGTTTCATGAAACGTCGGGGTCAAGGCGGAAACCTAAGCCAAACATGTGGAGCCGTTAATGCAGCCCAAGCCCGAATCGTTGGTCCATTGAGTGCAACAGCACCAACATTCCCTAGCGCTGAATTTACAATTAATGATTTTCAACAATATACACTTGTTAATACATTATTTTCGAATACAACCACAAGAAATGCTTTGACTGCAGCTTCTCCCACTCAAGGTGGTACATATGCTCAAAGAATGAAAATAGCTACAGATGCTATCCTTGTAGCTGCTTTAAGCGCTGTAGAAACCATATTGCCAATTTCATATAATGCATTTTTCCAAGGAGAAAACAGTAAAGACGTATTTGTACATGCTGGTACATTCATTAATGTTGATGATGGATTTAGTGCTTATGTGGACACGATTGCGTTTAAAAAATACAATCCTGTAACACAAACATTTACAACTCTTACAAGTGCGTTTTCAGCAGCCTTTGGTTTATAAAATAAATATATTATATAAAATAAGTGATAAGTAGTAGTATGCCAACAAACATAGTAACTGCAGTACTCACCGCCATAACTCAAATATTTGGGGCTATAAACAACTTGTTTAACGCCAAGAACACACCAGAGATGAAAGATCGTCAGGAAAAACAAAAAGAAGTGGATCACACAAGCAGAGCAGAACAAGCTGTAAAGGAGAAAGATGTTAAAAAGATTCGCGATATTCTCGCTGAGTAGTTTATTGATTGCAGGCTGCACCACAGTTACGCCTGATAAAATCAAAGACGAAGTGGCTAGTTATGATGCCAGCACACCCACAGGGTATGATGTGCAGAATAGCGGTTTTATAGGGTTTACTGATGACGGTAAAGGTCTAATAACAGCGTTTGGTGTTTTAAGGTATAATACCCTTGTAAAAGCATATAAGGTCAAATTTAAAGGTTATAAGGGGGTAGAACTTAATGAAAATGACGGAATAACTGAATATGCAGATAAACTTGGAAATAAACTTTATATTATTGATCAACAGCACCTTGTTTATTATGCAATTCTTAATAGTTGGCGTAAAGAGGGCAAGCCTACCGATAGCATTGTAGATAAGGTAATAGACAAAGTTAATTAATATATAAAGATTAAATAATAATAATGAAAAATTTTAAGGATTTATTTACAAAATATCTCACTGAACAACCTGCTCCGGCTGCACCTCCCAAGGAAAAACCAGATGTGAAGCCAGATACTGAAAAGCCCAGTACTGAACCCAAATCTCCACCTCGTCGCAATCCTCTTGAACCTCGTCCTGGTTTTCAAC